TTTTCCGCGACGCGCAACGATGACGTGCGCGGCCGTGCCGCCCTCGACCATGTGCGCGTACCACGCGCCGACGCTTTTCTTCGTGCCTTTGCCGCCGGCGATGACCTTCGATTTCGGCAGGTTGTTGCGGATGCCCGCGGTCACGCGGATCGAATCGCGCAGCCGCCCGGACTTGACCGGCACGCGCCGGCGCGCTTCTTCGGCGACCGGCTTCGCAGCCGCGCGCAAGGCGCCGCGCAAAACGTTGTTCTGCAGCTTCGTCGGCAGGGTCGAAAGCACCTGCTCAAGCTCTTTCAGCCCGGAGAACTTCGCCTCGAGGTCAAACACTGTAAGCCTCGCAGAGGAACGACCAGCCGAGCCGGCGTCCGATCTCGGCCATCGAAGTGATCTGCAGGACGCGGCCGTCCGTGTTCAGCCGTATGCGCATGTCGCCGGTCACGCCCGGCACATAGCGCGTGCGAATCGTCGTGAGGCGGGCCATCGTTCGCGCCTCGCCCACGACCTTTTCGACGGCCGACACGTCGCGGACTTCGGCCCACACCTCGGCGAAAGTCCCCCAGGTGATGACCTCGGCGCCGAAGTCGTCGCGCGTGACCGTCTTTGATTCGATCGTCACGCGCCGATCGAGCGCACCGGCGCGCATCAGAAGCCGACCACCTTGTACGGCGCGATGAGCGCATCGACGCCGAGCGGGAGCTGCGTGGCGGTGAGGCCGGCGCCGAGAACGACCTGCTCGCGGTTGGCGTAGAAGTGACCGACCATCAGCAGGATCGCCTGCCGGATCGGCTCGGGGATTGAGCCCGGCGCGCTGCCGTAGCCGGCCACGAAGCGCACAAGGATCGCGGCCTGCCGGTCATACGTCGCCGGCCACGTCGAACCCTCGGTCAGCTCGATCTCGGCCGGGAAGCGGTTGACGTCGATCTCGTAGACGCCCGCGCCGAGCGTCTGCAGGGTATTCGTAGCGTCGTAGTACTGAATCGAGGTGATCGACTGCACCGGCTGCCGCGGCAGTTCGATGCAATCCTCGTCCGGCCATTCTTCGAGTGTCATTTCCCATGTCTGCGAAACGAGCGACAGGCCGGTCGTGGCCTCAAGGTACGCGCGTGCGGCGAGGATGTAGCCGGCGAGCAGCCCATCATCGGCCGACTCGTCGACGCGGCAATGCGCGCGGATCTCGGCAAGCGAGACCGGCTCGATCGTCGGGCCGGTGACGAGGCGCAGTCCGTATTCCATTTACTTGTTTTCCGGTGCGGCCTTGCGGGCCTTGTTCGCCGCAGGTTTCGCGGCCTTTACGCCAGGCGCGGTGGCCCAGCCTTCTGCAATCGCGAGCTCGGCGCATTCGTCGGGGACGTCGACCGCCTCACCCGCCAAGTACTGCACGACCTCGGTACCGCCATAGGCGTATGCGAAGCTCTTGATGACTTCGATCTGCATGGAATCTCCAAAGAAAAAGAGGGAGCCACCCGAAGGTGGCCCCCTCTCGGGGTCGGACTCGACCGGATCAGGTGACCGAGAACTTGAGAACCTTGATGGCCTCGGAGTTCACGACCATGCCGCCGACGCGCTTCGTCACGTAGAAGCCGACGTACGGCTTGTTCGAGTACGGATCGCGCAGCGAGCGGATGCCGACGCGGTCGACGACGGTGTAACCCGCGCGGAAATCGCCGAAGGCGATCGAGAGCGAGTTAGCAGCCTTCGCCGGCATGTCCTCGGCCTCGACCACGTTGTAACCGAGCAGCGTGCTCGGCTGGCCGGCCGCGAGGCCCGGCTGCCACAGGTAGGCATTCGTGGTCGATTCCTTGAACGCGCGGATCTCGGCGAGGATGGCCTTGTTCGTCATCCAGACCGCATTCGCGCGGTGGCCGGCCTTCAGCTTGTAGACGAGATCGACCAGCTTGTCGCCCTTGTTCGAGGCGGCGAAGTCGGCCGACACGCCGGTCGCAACGTGCTCCAGGGTTCCCCACGCGCGCGACGAGTCAGCCGTGGCCGCCGTCGCGTAGTTCAGGAAGCCCTTCGGCTTGTTGGTGCCGTCGCCCGACACGAAGGCCGCGCCCTCGCGGAAGGCGAACTCGTCAGCGATCGAAGCAGCGACCCACGCCTCGACGTTGAACATCAGGTCGTCGAGCGACTGCTGCGTCGCCTGCGGGTTCGCGTAGATCTCGCCCATCAGCGCGGCGGCCTCGTAGAAGGTCGGCGTGTTGGTCGCGGTGCGCGCGCCAGCCTCACCCACCCAGCCCGACGCCATGCCGCGGGTGTCGACGAGCTGCTTGTAATCGCTGGTCGAAACCGACACGACGTTCGCGACCGAGCGGACCGGCGAGATCTCGAGCAGGCGCTGCGCGATCACGGACTCGATCTGCTCCGGCAGCGCGTAGCCGCCGTCGCCGGCGGTCGTCACGTTGACGGCTTTCCGCTCAAGATCGGCGAGGCCGGTCTCGATGCCCTTGCGCAGGAAGGAGTTGAAGGCCTTCTTGTGCTCGGCCTTGTCGGGGTCGATCTCGCCGGACGCGCCGACGGTCGAACGAGCGGCGCGCTTGATCGCATCCTCGGCGGCCTTCTTGGCGGCTTCGGCGGCGTCGATCGCGGCGCTGGCCTTCTCGCGAGCCTCGCGGATTTCGGCCTCGGTGCGGCTCTTGTAGTCGCGGTCCGTAGCGCGGAAGTCCTCGACGGACTTGGCAAGCGCCTCGACGGCGCCCTTGATTTCGGTACTCATGGTCAATACTCCTTGAATGAATGCGGTGATGCGGTCAGCCGGCGAGTGCCGTGCGTGCCGCTTCGATGACTTTCAGCAGGTCGTCATTCGATGCTTCGTCAGCGTCCCGCTGATCAGCCTCGAACCCGTGCGAAGCGATGCGCTTCGCGTCGGCGCGAGAGAATCCGGCGTCCCGCAGGAATCCCTCGAAATCTCGTCGTGTCTTGATGTCGGCGCTCTTGGCGGCCGTGATGCGCGCGCGATCGTTCGCCGGGAACGTCACCGGCGAGACCTCCCACAGATCCACGTCGGTGAGGAATCGCACGTCCGCGTTGTTGTCGAACTCGCTTCTTACGGTCGAGTAGCCGATCGACAGGCCGGTGAGTGCGCCCATCTTGATGAGCGCGAGCGCCTCGCGTCCGCGCTGCGTGTCGGCAAGCTGGCCCTTGACGTACAGCCCCTTCGCGTCCTCGCGCATCGACGTCCACACGCCGATCGGCTCGTCGGGGTTGTGCTGCCAGAGCATCGCGGGCATCCGGCCGGCGTCCTTCGCCTCGACCAGCGTGCGCGTGAAAGCGCCCTTCGCGACGACGTCGCCGTAACTGTCGACGTTGCCGAAGATCGAGCCGTATCCCTCGATCGTTCCCTGCTCGTCGATCGCCTTGAGCTCGGCGACGATGCACATCTGTTTCGTGTTCATGGTTGCTCCATCGACGGCGCCGGCGAGTCGCCCGCGCGTTGCATGTTGAGCGGCTGCAGGTAGGCGTCGCCGCCGCTCACCGGGTTCATGTTTTCGAGCGCGCGAATGTCGTTCGCGGACAGCCAGCCCCAATTCCGGCCGACCGCATAGGCGTCGTATCGCGACTTGAGATCGCCGCGCGTCAGCGCGTCGAGGTTGAATTCCGCGAAGTACTTTCGCGGCGCGGTGAGCAGGGCGCGCGAGATGGCCTGCTCCCAATTCACGGCCCAAGGCCGGATGCAGTGCGTCGCGAACTCGATCCCCTGGTGCTCGATGTTCGAGAACGTCGCGCGCTCAAGGTCGCCGATCAGGTGTCCGGGAACGCCGAACAGGCCCGCGATTTCCGATCGCGTGAGCTTGCGCGTCTCAAGGAACTGCGCGTCGTCGGCGGTCATCGAGAGGCGCTCGACGGTGAGCCCGTCCTCGAGGACGGCCGTCTTGCGCGCGTTCGACGAGCCGGCGAAGGCGTCGTTCCACGAGTCGCGCAGGCGCGTGGCCGCGTCCTTGCCTAGCGGCTTCGGCGACTTGATCACCATTCCCGGCGTGGCGTCGTTCTTGAACAGGCGGCCGGCGTACTCCTGCGTCGCCTGCGCAATCCCGATCACGTCGCGCGCGTCGGAGAGCACCGAGCGCCCGAGAATGCCGTCGGACGTGAGCCCGCGCAGGTGCAGGATCTCGTCGGCTGCGAAGGGGACGCGGCGGCCGTCCTCGCGCTGGTACTCGTAGACCAGCGTCATGTCCTCGGCCTGCGAGACCTTCATCCGGTCCGGGTTGAGCGGGATCAGCTCAAGCACGCGGTCGCGATCGGCCCAGACGATGAGCGCGTATGCGTTCCCGCGAAGGCAGAGATGCCATTGCATCATCGAGCGGAACTCGAACGAGGTCTGCCACGCATTCGGCGCGGAGTGCAGCAGCTCGTACAGCGGGTGCGTCGATGCGCGCGCCTTGCCGCCGTCGGCGCGGCGCTCGTAAACGTGCAGCGGCAAGCTCGCGATGGTCTTGGCGATCACCGACACCGCCGCATTCACGGCCGCGACTCGCATCGCGGAGTCCGCCGAGACGAACGCACCCGACGCCGACGCCTGCCCCGCGAGCACGGCGCGCAGGATCTGGTCGGACGTCGACTTGCGGCCGAACAATCGCGAGATTATCGACATCAGATCACCGTGATTCCTTGGGTCTCGTAAACGGACGGCCGCGACTCGTCGAGCGAGGCGCGCGCCATGCACATGAGCAGGCACACGAAGCCGTCGATCTTGTCGGCGCTGCGCTTCTTGTCGGGCGCGAGGTTCATGTTTCCATCGCGCCGCGGCACGAGGTTCGATGCGTTCCACGTCAGCACCGGGTCGCCGCCGTGGTGCAATTTCTTCCCGATGTACGCGCGTTCGAGCGCTTGAAATCCGGGGTTGTAGGACTTCGCGCCTTGGATGAACTGCACCAGCGGCAGGTCCGCGGCCACGAGCCGGTTCGCAAGATCGGTCGCGTTCCAGGCGTCGTATGCGACTTCGATCGGCCGGAAGCGTGCGCAGTCGGCGAGAATGTCGCGCTCGACCGCGGCGTAGTCGGTGACATCGCCCTCGGTCATCTGCACGATGCCCTGATCGACCCACGAGCGGTACGGCACCGAGCCGCGTTCCGTGCGTTGCGCGACTGCGGCCTCGGGGACCCAATACCGGCCCCAAGTGAAGAACTCGCCGTCGCGCTCCCACACGATGCGCCACGCAGTCATGTCGCGCGTGCTCGCGAGATCGAGCGCAGCCCAGCAGCGGGCGCCCTCAAGCGCGGCGAGATCCGCCTCGCCGGCGCAGCGCTTCCACTTGCGCAGGTCCACCCAGCCCGACGCCGCAGCGGCCGGCCGGTTGAGGCGCTTGATCCGAAACTCGGACAGCGCGCCCGGTAGCTGCTTCGCCTCGGTCGCGTACTCGCGCAGTTTCGCGAGCGAGACCGACACGCCGAGCAGCGGGTTCGCCTTCACCCACTTCGATTCGTCGAAATCGTCGTCCGCGTCGTCGAGCGCGTAATACACCGCGAGGAAATGGTCGGCATCGACGACTCCGTCCAAGACCTGCCACGCGAACTTGCGAACCTCGGCCCACGGTCCGGGGTTTTCGTAGCCCTCGGTGGTCGTGTACAGAAACATCGGCGATTTGCGCGCGCCGGCGGCGGAGCGCAGGACGTCGAACAGGTCGCGCGTCTTGTGCGCGTGCAGCTCGTCGAAGCAGAGCGCGGACGGGTTTAGACCGTCCTGCGTCGATGCCTTCGCGTTGATCGGGCGGAACGTGCCGCCGACCTCGTACCGCGCGATCGCGTTCGCGAACGGTTCGAGCGTGAATGCCTCGCGCAGATCCGCGAGCTTCTCGACCATGCGCTTCGCGACGCCCCACACGATGCGCGCCTGATCGCCCGTAGTCGCAGCCGAGAGCACCTGCGGCCCGACTTCGGGCTCGGTGCAAAAGACGTACAGCAGGATCGCGGCGGCCAGCGCCGACTTCGCGTTCTTGCGCGCGACGGCGTACAGGGCGGTCGTGAACCTGCGCGATCCGTCCGGGTTGCGGAAGCCGAACAGGTTGCAAATGAAGAACACCTGCGACGGTTCGAGCTTGATCGTCGGCGTCTCCCACACGCCCTCGACGTGCGGCAGTTGCTCGATGAACTCGCACGCCCGGTTAGCCTGCGTCGGCGACCAGACGAACGGCGGGCGCCTCGCCTGCGCGCGCTTCAAGTCGCGCAGGAATCGCTTTGCGGCGAGCCGGACCCACTTGCCGACCATCTTGCCCTTCGCGTCGCCGGCCGCCTCCTCGGCGTAGGCGATCGCGATGGAGACGTAGTCGGCGTCAGCCGGCGGACGTGCTCGGCTTGAACTTCGAGAACTTGTTCCCCGCGTCCTTGTCGGCACCGATCTTGACCTTTCCGCGCCATGCCGGCGAAAGCCCGAAGGCGGCGGCCAGCGCGTTGTACTGTGAAACCATGTGGCCGGTCGGCGTCTCGCCGGCGGTCCAGAGCTGCACCATCTTTCCGTGAACGGCGCACATGTGAGCGAAGGCAGAGAGGTCCGCCTCGGCCAGAAGCTTGTTCGCGACGAGGATCGGCGCCAGGCGCCGCCACTCGTTCACGGCGTGCGCATTCG